CTTGTAGATGGTGGCGGAACCTCCACCGGCCCCTGAAATAGTCTCAGCCGCAGCAGCAGGGGTATCAGTGGACGGCGATGTATATTTCAGCTTGAACCCGGTCTCGTAATACCGCGTGAAAGACATGGACGTTGCCGCACTTGATACACTAGTCCCCTTTTGCAGGGTTATTGCTCCGGCCTGGCCCACAGTGGCACCCAGCATCACGTATATGTCAGCCTGCCTGTAATTCTTCAGGCTGAGTATATCTGCTACCAGTGCTCCGTCCTGCTGGGACGCCCAAAGCAGGGGGACCACCACATGATTTTTCCCGTATTCTTGCATTGTTTTATCCTCCTCTTTATTTTTTGTTAGCTCCGGGTCGCCAAAACTACGAACGGACTGACGGAGTTGCTACCCTTGAACGGCGTGAGTGCCGAAGACCAACGCGGCTGTCCATCGAAGTAATAGATGAACCTGAAGGTATCCTGATCATAGATGAAATTGACATGGATACTCATCGCCTCGTTGATATCGCCCTGGTCCGCGGTGACGTACTGGCTCCAATCGGCAAGGATTATATCGCCAACGGTTCCAAGCGTTTCACACTGCTCGATTTCGACAACCGGGGCACCCTTGATTCTCAAGATTCCCTGCGCATCATACGTCACGAAGCGAGGCTCCAGAGCAGCCGTTCCGGCGGTGATTGAGAGCTGATCCAACTGAGGCCCGCAATCCCTGTTTATGAACCAGACGGGGTTTCTGCCCCTGAATCTGGCCCACATATTGGAGAGGTTTTCCGTCAGTATCGTCTTCGCGGTCTGATTGGTCTCTTTCGCAACGGACACAAGGCACCCGGCGTTCAAGATTCCGAGGGCTTCACCGGCGCCGTCACCCCGGATTGAGAGGTCCTGGCACTTGAAGGCGAACTCGTCACCGAAAAGCTGCCGTACTTCCTGGCCGAGGAAGGTAACGTTTCGCATCCACTCGCCGGACGCGTAGAAAAGCCCCGTCAGTTTCTTCGGCTCGACCCGTATCATCTTGAACTGCGTCTTCGAGGTCGTGAAGGAACCAAGCTCCTTGTTCGTGTAAACTCTGATCCCACCGCTTCTTGAACCAGTCTTCCGGCTCGTTTCGTCGATCCCGAAGATTTCCACGAACTGCGTTGCGGTAAGGGTCCGCTTTGCCGTCCGGGGCAAAATTTCGGAGTTGTTGAACCCGTTAGTCATCAGGTCAACAACGGTTTCGCCCTGGAGGAAGAATCCACCATCGGAGGGTACACCAACGGTAAACCCGCCGGTTGCCGCCGCACGGCTTTCGGTGCCTTCTTTCTTCGCGAGGGCTTCCATCTTCTCAGCATACCTTTTCTGGCTTTTTTCCAACCGACTCCGCGCTTCCCGAACATCCTTGTCACCGAAGGCGTCCGGTTTGGCTGTCATTCGCACGTCAAGGAGCTGCTGACCGAGTGCGGTTGCGTTGGAACCACGATAGATCGGCTGGTCCGGAACCTCGAAAGAGCCGCTCGCGCGAGTCTGTACGTCTTCCTCTTCGCCGGTAAAGAGTTTCTTGCGAAGCTCTTCTTCTGCCTCGACCGATTTCATTTCCGCTTCGGCTGCCTCGATTTCGGCCTTGAGACCGTTCCGCTCTTCAATCTCTTCGGCGGTCATTGCCCTTTTCTCGGCCTCTGCCTTTTTGCGGATCGCCTCCATCTTGTCGAAGGCTTCCTTCATTCTCTTCTGGAATTTATGCATTGATTGTTTCCTCCTCAATTCCTTTAATTTTGCGATACAAAACGTCTTCTTCTGCTATGGCCTCGAAGTCCATCAGGAGTTCTCCGCCTTCGCCGCCCGTCGGGGAGGCGTTCTTATGCTCTTCGATTTTCCTCAATGCCACCGTGGTATCATTGTAAGCCGCAAAAACCACAGGGGAGACATCAAAAATCTCAGCTACTTCAACAATGGTTCGTTTCGCCATTTCGGGGTCTTTGAAATCCCATTCGTCAACCGCAACCGTAAAACCGAAAGAGGATTCTTTCACGTCTCCACGGTCTATGGAGGTCATCAAATCCCGTGCGGTCTGTGTGTCCGGGGGAATTATCTCATAGTACAGCCCCGCGTCATCTTCTTTCAGGATCAATGTTCCGGCACTTTGTCTGCCAAGGGGGAGCGTGCCTGTGTCGTGATTGAAGAGAGCCCGAGCATCGGAAGTCTTAATCGCGTTTCTGAATGCGCCCTTCCTGACATATTCGATAAAGCCCAAATCCTCAGACGGCTTGTCGAACACTGAAGCATACCCGACGATTTTTCGTAATCCGCCGTTATCGTCTGTGATCGCTCGTAGTTCTCTTGTCTTTCTTTTTTCTTTTTCCATGGCCTTCATCCTCTTCCCGTGTCTCATATCTCTTTTTCGGCACGGCTTTTTCGTAGTTTTTCTTCATTTTCAGCCCGTTTTCTCCTTCAAAAACTCAATCAAACCACCCGCCAGCTCTTGCAGAGTGTCCCCGTCCCGGCTCCCGGAGGCAAATTTAGAGGCAAAATCACTGCCAAAAGAGCGTGTAAACTGCTCAATTTCAGGCTTCAAATCGTCATATTCAAGGCCGTTTAGCTCTGATTCCATGCCTGTTATGGCCTCCGAGAAGGAAAAAAACACCGGATTTGCGTATTTTTCAACGTATTCAGGGAATTTCCGGTAAAAATCAGCGATATCACCATCGTTTTTCTTCAGCCAGTTCGTCCGCTGCTCTTCCTGCTTCGTGATCTTCTCAATCGCACCGTCAAGAAGTCTTTGGTATGCCGATTCAAGCCTTTTCCGGTATGATGCCCGGTTTTGATCGCTTGCCGGGGGTTCAGATTCACTCGCCCCCGCCTGATCCAGCGGCACCATGTTCAACGGCACAAATCGCTTGTCACCTTCCGGCCCTATGGGGTTCCAGTTCTCCAATTCTGCAATCTGGTTCGGGGTTATGCCGCCCACCTGAAATAATTCACGATAGAACGCAGCCCGCGCCGCCGAATCGCCCCGCAAAAGCCCTTCAATCGAATGCTCATAGAACAGGGTTGCCCGGTCCCGTTCCGGTATCAGGGACATATTAAACGACTGCTCCAGCCTCACCAGCCAGGATCGGAGGGTTTTGACAACGTAATCGATATTAAATTGCTCCGCGCTGGCATACGTGGAAGCCTTGTCATATTCACCGTACATCTGCGGGGGGAGGCGATATATCCTGGAACCGATGTCTATGTTCTGGTAAGATCGGCTTTCGAGAAACTGCGCCTCGTCGTTTGGGATACCAATCTTTTCGATCTTCATGGCTTCCTGTAGGAGCATCAAGCGATGAGACTTTCCAAGGCCGGAGTGCGCTTCAGTGAGAGATGTTTTTAGATTTTGATGCCCTTCAGGAGAGAGCTTTCCGGGGTGCGATACAATCACGCCGGGGTGTGTTCCCTGCCCGAAGTACAGAGCCCCAAACTCTTCGAGAGACTTTCCGAGCCCTATCGCTTCCCGGTGGTGCGCGATAGGTGAATAGCCCTTGATGCCGTCGAAGGAAAGCCCCGGAGTGTGGAGTACCTTTTCTTTCGGAAGGATAACGTCAGGCTCGCCCGTTCCGGCCATGCCGATCTTGTAAACAATCTGCTTGCGCTCGTTTCGCTTGACCTCTACCCGGTGGGGGGGTATCGGCCACAGGGCAACGACAACACCTTTACCGAGGAGCCCCTTGCCGTACTCTTTCTCCGCGTAGGCGTTCCCCCACGAAAGAAGATGAGACATATACGTCTCTCGGAAAGACATCGCCGTCATTTCTGGATTCGGGCTGTCATGTAAAAGAGCGTAAAGACTGTTTTCAACTGCCTTTTCCCGGCCCTGCCCCGCTCTCCGATACAGATGCAACGGAAGGGATGCAGAATCCTCCGAGAGAACCTTGATACAACACCACACAACGGCAAGCTGCATGGCGCTTGTCTCGGATATATGGGAGCCGGACTTAGTTACCGGACCCGTCCCGCCATACAGGAAGCCGCCCGGATAGTACGAGCTATCATCCAGCGGCCCAAGCGCCATTCTCTTTTCGAGAGCGCCGATAATGCTCATTTAGCAGGTCTCCTAAATAACCACCCAAGGCCAAGAAGCATAAGTAAGATGCCAGTTACGACGTATGCGATCCACGGCTCAAAGAGATACAGCCCCCAGCCTATCATCACGAGCCCGCCAAAGACGAAAATATCTCGAATATCAAAGGCATTCCACAGCCCTTTGAACAGAGACGAAATGAATCTTCCCATTTTTCTAATGATTTTCACCGCATAGCCTCAACCCGCTCTTTTATGGTTGTGCTCACGGCTGGATTATGACAAATTAAAAGGTTTTATGATACGGACAAAGAGGGACAAAAGCGGACAAAATGGGACAAAAGACAATAAATTTACAATTATTTTTACTATTTTTTATAACTGCCTGATATTACGCATGTTTATTTTTTAAAAAAAGTGAAATAATTGCATTTTTCCCTTGACATCATGATTACAATGATATAGACTGTAATCAAAAAAAGGGAGGTAGGGAGATGAAAAATAAACGACAAATCACGGTAGTGCTTGACGATGGCGGAGGTTATGCAATGGCGGTCTGGGCAGACAGATATGCTGCGGATTGCATGATAGATGGAGACCAAGTGGCAGAAATGATTATCTCAATAATGGACAATGATGATTGCTCATCATGGGACAACAATGAGTACGCCAACTATAATGTGATGGCCCACGCAGGCAATGATTATTGCCGGACATACGAGGGGACCGCATTACAGGTCGCGAGAGAGATCATCCGCGACTACAAGCATGATGATATATTCGGAGCAAATCACGAGGAGCTTGCACGGGCACTATTAGCCCGCCGTGATGAGTGGAGATAGTGATTTAACCCTTCACCGATCCCCCGAGCATCGGGGGATTTACTGAGCGGTTAAAATAAAAACGGAGGTAGGCTGATGAAAGAAAAATTAGTCGAAATGATAGTAAGGAAAATTCCCCTGAAGTTGCGGCAAGAATTTAAAGCTAAAGCCGCCCAGGAAGGGAAGAGCATGCAACAGGTGATGAAGGAATTGATTACTAAATATGTTGAGTCGTAATCACGGGGGGGGGCTTCGGCCCCCTTTTTTATGCTTCCTTCTCCTGCAACCGCCACTTGTTGATTGCCTCTTTCGTGATGATGGGGTGCCCGGCGGGATCTTTGTCAACAGGGAGGCCACGCTCTTTATGATATCTCATAGCGGTTTTCTCACTTACTTTGAGATATAACGCTATATCACCCCATCTGGTTAGAGTGTCGGTCATAATTCTCCTTTTAAAATGCCATACCAGCAAGAATTTCCTCTTTCGACATGCCCTCATACGCTGACGGCTCCGGCGGCGCCATCCGGTCCCGGCTCTTCAGTCCGAGACACATTGCCAAAGCTACCGCCCCGTCGATTCTGAACCGTGAGGCCGATTTGTCAAGTTTTCGGTTACCAGCGGCATCGCTTAACGCCATCGCATTGCTTATATTCCATGTCATGCAGGCGTTGCTGTCATGGATCAGATTCCGCTCAAGTATTGAGACCTCCATCGCCTCGACCGCCTGGGTCATGGAAGCATACCCCTGCCCCCAGGGAACCATCCTGATTGCCCCCACCCGCGCCTCGTCTTTGCCGTCAACGTAAGCCTCAAGTCCGATT